AAGTGGGACGACCTTATTGCCGTTGCCGTTGCTGGCTGGCTTGGCTAAGGATTGAGCATCATCATCTTCTTCTAAGGCCAATCCAAGCGCGGCGGCTAATGCGTATCGGCGACTGTAGGTCATAGCGGCACCGTGTGCCTGTGAGTCGTTGCGCTTGGATGCACTGCCGTCGATGTGCAACGGCTGGACGCCCCGTATCCATTCGCCTGAGTCGTGGTGGATTGTGGTTGCCAGTAGCTCCGTGCCGTCGGTATCCATCATGCCCGTCTGCGACACAAACAGCCCGCAGTCGGCCAGTGGGGTGCGTATCTCTGCGATCACGGCGTCGAGCGATGCGTATTGGTACTTCCGGGAGCCGCCAGCTTGCCCCGTCTTGTCGCGGCGTATTTTTATTTCTGATTTTGCGAAAGCGATCAACGCCTTAACAATCTGCGATGTGGTGTCAGACTGCATGTGCTACCTCATTTCGGTGGTTGTAGAAGTTCTGATTTGCGAGTTTTTGTTTAAGCGCGGGCAACATAATGCGCCAGTACCAGCGCGATGCTTCGTCGGGTGGGTTTTGCCGCGCCGACAGCGCACGATGAGTCTGGGTCTGCACGGCGTCGCGGTTGTTGCTGATGTGGTAGTGGTCAAACCAGCCCTGTAGGATCCCATTGACGCTGTAGCTTTTCTCACGGCCGGTAATGCCGGGCATCTTGCTGAGGGTCCGTGCGATCTCTGATAGGTTGAGCTTGATCTCCGCAACGCGCCGTCTATCTAGGGCGTCAGGGCTACGGTCTGCGAGGTAGACGAGTTCCACGCCAAGTGCCTTAGCGTGGCGATACAGCTCGTCTGCGCTGGCTCGTGCTGTGTGGTTGCACTGCGTGTCCGGACAAGCCCACCAACCCAAGACTATAGTCATCAGGGTCTGGCAGTGAGCGCACGGGAGTGTGGTGCGTAGTTTCATAGAACAATCTCCATGAAAAACGGCACCCAGAGTTCGATGGAGAAATAGACGAATGCGACTACAAGGATAAACTTGCTAAATTTCTCCGCTGTCGCTAAATTCTGTTTATCACACACAAAAAGCCCTCCGGGGTAACCGTGTCGTGGTGGTTTTGGCTGGCGTGAGAAATGCTTTGGCGAGTGTCCTCACGCCAGCCCTTTTTAATTTTACTGCTTACGATATTGAATATTAACTAATTAGTTTACATAGCGCAACAATTATTTACTTTTTAGATAATACCGTGTTGATTTATCTGGGCGTCCTTTATATTTTATGATAATGATATCCACCAAAAGTCTTAGCGCACTTTGCGCCCGGAAAGAAATAAAGTCCCATGCCGAACTTTGTCGTCTGGCAAAACTGCAACCCGTAGTGTTGAGCCGCGTCGTAAATGGTAAGAGTAGTCCCACGATGCGAACTATCGACAAAATTTGCAATGCGCTGGAATGTCAACCCGGTGATATACTGCAATGGATTCCACCACCAAAGTAGCCTGTTAAAGATAGTATCTTTTTGTTCACTGGTCAATGTCATCTTGCCTATTTTATCTCGCTGTTGTCTGACGGCCTATGCTTTGCACGTAACGTCTAATAATTACATAGGGTTGGCCTTTTTTAATTTCTGACGCCTTGATAGATAACTCCCAGACATCGATCATGTCGCTGACAATCATTTCCAGCGGCGTGTCGAGTATGTTTTTAGCTTGGTCGCCCCGGGGGAGTAGACGGCTAATGCGCGTATGGCTCAGGACCATATTATCCGATAGCAGATTGGCTGATCGGACGGTAGATTCGATCTCTCTGTTGGGGTTGTAGTTGGCGGCCATCTCCTCCAATAGGTTTGGTCCGTGACGTTCTTCGGAGAAGGCTGGCGCATCAGCGTAGACCAGCTCGTAGTCCGGGTCCACCATTTGTTGTAGTTTTTTGTATCCCTCGTCGCCGCGAAACAGCCAGATATTCCACTTCAATATAGCATTATCTAAGTGCTTGATCCCGGTCATAAACACGCTACGCTCTCTCGTGTCCAGCAGTACGGGTAGTGTCCACCCTAGTCGCTCGGCTATCAGCTCAAGGAGTTTCCAGTTGGTTGATTCATTACTCCCGGTGATGATGCGGCTCAGGGTAGGTGCGGATACGCCCACTTCATGGCTGAGATTTTCGGCAGTGATCTGTAGCCGGGACATGCGTCGTCGGATGCGTTCGCCAAGTTTTTCGGTGTATTCGGACATATGTTTTCCCTTTGAGTAAAATCTTAAAAGGTTTTCGGTAGTCCAACAAGCAAAAAAAACGAATAAATATTTCATCTCGTGAAAGATAAGTTGGGGATGTCGCGCTATTTGTGAGTCACCCAATACGGCCCGTGTTGCAGAGGGGCTATGTTTTTTTTAATGATATTGACGAAACGCATAAAAAACAAGCATTTACGCATTTACCAAAGTTGCCAGAATGCAACAATACACATTGATCCGGGGTCGGGAGTCAGTGAAATTCTATGAAATATTTTCAAAATATCACCCGTAATGATATAACGCCTTGACATTACAGGCGTTTGGGTCGATTTAGGGGTGCAATGGTAAGCCGCATAAGATACGAACGTGAAAACTGGCCCACAGAGAGGTGGCCCAATATATCATACGACGAGTGGGCATGTCAGGAGACAGAGGTCTGCTGGGTCGATGAAGTGTTTCTGGACCGTATCCAACGCCTACGCAATGAGCTGGGACACCCGCTGATCATCACGTCCGGGTTTCGATCATTGGAGCATTCTATAGAACGAAAAAAGAAGTCGCCCGGCGCACATACCTATGCCAGAGCGATAGATATACAGATCAGCGGCGAGAGAGCCTACTACCTAGTGCAGACAGCACTGGAGATGGGGTTTAGTGGTGTCGGCGTAAAACAATCCGGGGATCATAGCAAGCGGTTTATACACCTCGACGATATGAGTAGCGAAAACAACTATCCACGCCCAACCCTTTGGAGCTATTGAATGTTATGGTGGACTATACCACAGAGCTAGAGAATGAGCGGGACATGCTCAAGGCAGAGATTTTCAGACTGCGCGATACCATACAGCAGATGCGCGACTCTGAGCCGGCGCGTATCCCGTTGCGCGGCGTTAAGTTTCGCCGGGATAACGATGAGCGGCATGGCTACCTGATTAGCGAGGGAGACTATAAGCGACTCGGTGGGGATAGATAATGCCGTCGAAATTCACGATGGCTTCGATGCTCTCGGACGCTTACCAGATACGGGTCGAACCTGTAATGGACAGACACGGCCGGAAGGTGATCGATGTGCGGCTGATGCTGCATAGTCCTAAGACCAAAGACTACCAGCCCACTAAGCGCGGCATACGGCTACACAAGGACGAGCTACGCACACTATCAGCAGCGTTAATACGAGCCGAACATATGATAAGTTAATAAACAGACTACACATTAGGGGTTTTCCTATTGGCAACACAAAAAATACAAAAGAAAAAATTAGAGACAGCACTACGTGAGTGCGACGGTAATATCACGGCTACCGGTAGACGCATGAAGGTGACGCGCAAGGCGGTGTATAATGCTATTGAGCGATATAATCTACAGCATGTGCTGGATGAGTGCCGGGAGGAACTGCTCGACGTAGCAGAGAACTCGTTGCATACGTTGATCCGGGATGGTCATGCCAGTAGTGTCTTTTTCTTTCTCAGGACGATGGGTCGTGATCGCGGATACAGTGAGAGGGTAGAATCTACCGGGTTGAACGGTGGGCCGATAGCTATTCAAACAATCGACGTGCCGCCACGAGCGACAACGATTGAGGAATGGATAGGAAACAAGAATAGACTTGAAGCATTAACGGGCAATGAGTGAGTTTTGCTGGTCGCCACAGGTGCCACAAGCGAATGCACTATCGTGTTCGGGGATAATAGACGAGCTGTTTTACGGCGGCGCGGCTGGTTCCGGGAAGTCGGATTTCCTGTTAGCCGATGCCGCGGCAGATGTGGATCAAGGGGTTGATTGGTCTTGCATTATGTTCCGTCGGAACTCGGGAGACATGGATCAACTCGTCGCACGATCCCAGCAGATGTATCTACCGATGGGAGCCGAATACAAAGTGGGAGCAAGGACATGGATCTGGCCGTCGGGTGCGAGTCTCAAGTTTCGCCCAATGGATACGGATGATCAATTCTTCAAATTCATGGGCCATGCTTATTCTGGCATTTACTGGGATGAGCTACCTACTTGGGGGTCCATGCGACCATACCATCTACTCAAGAGCAGACTGCGCGGTAATGCAAAGCGTAAAAGGATTCGAGCAACAGGCAATCCCGGGGGGATGATCCATTCTCAGATAAAATCTTATTTCCAGATCGGTAAATATCCTAATGGTTATGTGCCTCTACGGGATCCAGAGTCGGATATGGTTCGATGTTTTATCCCGGCACGAGTCACAGACAATCAAAAGCTGTTAGATGCAGATCCTGATTACCCAAAACGGCTAAAAGCGTTGGGTGATCCAGAGCTTACAGAAGCATACCTACATGGTAATTGGGACATCAACATGGGATCCTATTATGTGTCGAATCGTAACGATCTGATAGTGGATCCATTTGAGATACCAGAAAACTGGTCACTCTTTGTGTCTATGGATTACGGAGAGGTGAACGAGACAGCGGCAGTGCTGATTGCCGTAGACAGTGACGATGATGTTTGGATCGTCAATAGTTATGAAAGCTCCGGGGCCGGGGCTGAACATGCACGGGGAATCAAGGCGATGATTGAAGAATGTGCATGGACACGTAGTGGTGGCGTGTATGGTCGCTGGCCCCGCCTAATACTTGCGCCAGCCGATATGTGGACTAAACGTGCGCCGGGAGAGGTTGCACTGGCACGGTCACCAAGCGACTCGTTCCGGGAAGCCGGGTTGCATCTGACCCGTGCCAATATGGATCGCGTAAACGGCTGGCG